AACCGTTGATGTACGCACCAGCCGGGAGGGCGTTGGCGAGGCCGGAGTAGCCGCCGTAGGTCGAGGTGCCGTCGCCGAGGAAGTAGGCGTTGTCGAGGGCGAGGTCGTAGCCTTCGCGGAGGCTGGTGGCGATCGCGTCGGCCACGCTCACGGCGGCGTCTGCCAGCAACTCGTTCGAGCTGTTGACCACGGCCTTGAGCTTGCGGGCGATGACTTCGACCATATCGAAGGTCACGTTCTGGGCCGTGCTGGACTGGGTTTCAGACTCCCAGTTCATGGTCGGGATGCCGGTCTTGCGGGGAAGCTGCTGCACTTCGCGGGACATGCGGGCCACGTTCGCGATGCGACGGGACGTGCCGTAGGGTTCGGTGAGGTAGAGCAGGGAAGAAACGAACTCGGTCGGCACAAGGTAGCCGCCGAGGGTGTTGTCGAACTCGACCTGTGCCTTCTTCGCGATGTTGAGGTCGGCGGCCTTCTGGGCGTAGGAGTGCTGTCCAGCGATCGCGAGACGGGTGGTAGCCGCGAACACCTCGGCAGAGTCCGCGTCGGCGAACGCGGTGCGGCCCGACTTGGCCGCGTGGTCATACGCCTTCTTCGCGTTGGTGCCAGCGTGGACCGCCGGGGCTTCAACGCCGCCCACACCCCGCACGGTGGCCGAGGCCGCCTTGCGGGCCTGATCGCGGAACGCATCGCGTTCGGCGGTCAGCTTGGCGAGTTCGTCGCCGTCGTCCGCGAGGATCAGCTTGGTCTTCGGCTTGGCCGCCTTGCTCGCCTTGGCGAACACGGCGTCAAGGTCCACGTCTTCGCCGTCCTTGCCCTGAAACTCGAAGTTGTTCTCCGACGCGAACGCCTTCACCGCCGCGAGGTCGGTGTCGGCACCCGTGTACCCGTTACGCTTACAAGCCGTCAGAATCGTCTGCCAGTCCATGACACTGCTCCTGTGATTTCTCACCGGGACTCAGTGCCGGACAAGCTGGGGCAACACGCCGCGCGTCCGTGGACCTTGCCGCGATACTCGGCGGTTAGCCGAGGATAACGATCTTCCGCCTCGCCTTTGTGGCGGGCTGTTGCGTAACTATAGCCGCCTCATCGGCGACCGCGTAAGCCTGACACTCACCGTTCATGGGTATCGGGGTGTAACTGATTTCGATGAGCTTGGACTTGCGGGTGATAAGGACCGCACCGGGGTAGCGGGCCGCCTCTTCCTTCGTCGGCTTGCCGCTCTCGATCCGCTGCACCACCACCGAATGGCCGATCGTGTAGAGCCGGGCCAGCTTCTCTACCCAGTCCCGCTTGCGGTTCTCGCCTTCGCCACCGATCAGGACCGAGGTACAGATCAGCCCCTTTGGCGTCAGCTTCAGCGACCGGCACTTGCCCACCGCCGACAGCACGTCATACTCGTGATCGACGAACATCGTGCGATTGCCAGCGAAGTAGGACTGCCAGTCGATGCCCTCCGGCAGAATCACTTCCTTCTCCAAATCCACCGCGTCAGTGGTGGCGTAACCCTCGATTTGGAAGGGTTGCCCATTGGCCGGAGTAAACGCCTTGAACACGGGATCGGCCCACGCCTTTACCGCAACGTCAGCCCCGTACCGCTTCACGGCTGCGTCTCGTTTCTCCTTGATGTAGCCGGTCCATTTCATTCGCCTTCCTCCGTGACCAACTCGATGGTCGCACACCCGCATTGGGGGTGAATGTCGCTGGCCGTCATAACGGGAAGCCCCACCGTGTACGTCCGCCCGTCCGTGCCCGCGATGGTCGATCCGGCGGGAAAGAACGGCTGTCCGATCGGTATGGGCGTATTGCCCAATGCCGCCTTCGCACCCTCGCACAAGCCGCAGGGGTTGCCGCTGAGGTCCCACGTCTTGGAGTCAAACCCCAGCTCTTCGGCCTGCTTCAGCGACCCGTGCTGGTACGCTCTGGCCGTTTCCGTCCGGGCGATGACTTCGGCCCGGTTCGCTGACACGTCCGGGACGTTGGCCGTCAGGTCCGCCTGAATCTCGGCGATGGTCTTCCCCTGTTCCAACCCCGCGTCGATCGCCGTCCGCATCTGGTTCGCCATGGTGTCGGTTACGCCCTTCACCAGATCGAACCCGTATTGCTTGACGTACTCCTGAGCAACCGACGACGACAGCGGGGCCGCACCCGGTTCGTACTTTGCCACCATCTCCACCGCACCAGCCCGGAACGCCTCGGAGATGCTGGACCGCAACAGCCCTTCCAGTTCGGCAGACGACAGGGCCGAGATGTCGAATGACCCATCCGGGCCGATGGCATTGATCCCACGCCGCAGGGCGTCCGACGCCCACTCGCGAACAGCCCGATAGATCCGGGCCTCGATGCTTTCGTCCGTAGGGTCTGCCTTGCGAGCGGTCCCATGCTTCGCACACCCGCACTTACCAGACCACTCCCAACGCCCGATCAGTTCGGGTTGAGGGCCTTTACCGACAGGTCCCCCAGCGTTTCGCGTACCCGCTGCGATGGGGTCAGGGCCGCCCGCTTCCGGTCGCTTGACGCCTCGATGACCCTTCCGGCTATCTCCGTCGCCAGTTCCCCCGGCAGAGTCACCGTCAGGAATAGGCGTTTCTGTGACTTGCTGATTCGTGCCGCCTTCATTGACTGCCTCCGGGGTGAAGTTTGCGAGGGGTCCGAACACCGCGTCGATGACCGCCGCATCGACCATCGGGAACGCCGCGACCGCGATAGCACGGGCCGACGCGAGCGGCAACTGACCCTGAGCCACCTGAGCGGCAAGGTCTGCCAACGCTTGGACCTGGGCACCGTTGAGGGCCGTAGCCGCAACGTCGGCAACCGGGGCCGCGTCGGGGGCCGCTACATTCGGCGTAGCGGGCTTGTCGTCCGGGGCCTTGCCGAGTCCGACCGACAGAGCCGGGATGGTCTTCCCAAGCGTGTTGTCCTCATCGTCCACCGGGTCCAGCCCCACCACCGCACGCCATTCGTTCACGCGGGCGACGCCAGCCTGGAACCCGGCCAACAACAGCGTTGCTTTCGACGCCACGTCCTCAACAACCGGATTCGGGTACGCGAACCACATCTCGCCCGGTTCAACGCCGAACATGGGCAACAGCCATTCGGTCAGGTCCGACGCTACCGCCTTCTGCCGGGCGTAAATCTGCTGCATCCAGACCTTCGACCCGTGGGCCGCGTTGGACTGAATCGCGTCGTTCATCTTCCAGATCGGTTCGGGCACGCCTGCCGCCCGATAGATCGCCGCCTCGCACTGGATGATCCCACGCTCGTAGTTGAGTTCATGGGGCTTGCTGTTCGGCTGGATGATTTCAATGTCCTCAGCCGACCCGTTGATGATCGTGACCTTGCCCGCCTCGAAGGGGCCGCCCTTACGCTTCATCGCTTCGGCCAACTGGGCCATCTGATCGGGCAGGTAGTTGTTGACCCGCACCACCATCCCAGGCTGTGCCGAGTTACGCCAACGGTGAATCTCGGACGCGATGGCCGCGTCTTCCATATCGCCGTAGCCCTTGATGGAGTCCACCCAACTGACGCCAAGGTAGGGGTTGAACGGGTCAGGCATCCAGCGGGACGCTACCACCTGCGAGGTCGGCAGCATCGCCGTGTTGGTTTCGTTTCGCCCGTAGTGGTAGCCGGTCACGCCTTGCTTGTCGTCCAACAGCACCCGCGTGAACTGGGGCAGCAACAGGAACAGGCCCGTAGGCGTCTCGCCACCCGTCCAGATGTACGCAGCCCCCGCCACTTCCCGGAACCAGTAGAGGGCCGTGAAGAAGTCTGCAGACGTGGTCGATGGGTCCGGGTCCCGCAACAGGGACAGGGCCGGGTGATCCGTCACCTCTTCAATGTCCTCCGCTTCGTTCGCGTAGGTCATTGCCTTAGCCGCTGGACGAACCGAACCCTCGCCCCGCAGGAACGACGCCGCCGACTTGCTGACCCGCCGCCCCGAACCCGTCGCCTTCCGGTAAAGCCGAATCTCACCCGCCGCCGCTTCCCTCGCGATGATCGTGGCCGCGTTCCAGATCGAACCCGTGACAGCACGCCCGACCCTGCCGTAGTCACGGG